GGACACCAGAATTGGCACAAGACCTTAACGCATACCACAACCTTGACGCAGAAGTTGAGTTGACTTCTGTTCTTTCTGAGCACATTGCTCTTGAAATCGACCAAGAAATCCTTGAAGATCTTGTCAAGGGTGGTACTGCTGCTAAGTTGTACTGGTCCAGACTTCCAGGTAAGTTCGTTAACCGCGAAACAGGTGCTGCGCTTGATGCAACATCTCTCGGCTACCCAGACTTCACCGGTAACGTCTCCGAGTGGTATGAGACACTTGTTGAAACTATCAACGATGTTTCTGCACAAATTCACCGCAAGACACTTCGCGGTGGCGCTAACTTCATTGTCGTCTCTCCAGAGATTGCTAACCTTCTTGAGTTCACCGCTGGTTTCCGTGGTGCTGTCACTCACGAAGACGCACGCGGCACCGTTGGCGCAGTTAGAGTTGGTAACTTGAGCAAGAAGTTCGACGTTTACGTTGATCCATACTTCCCAAGAAACGTTGTTCTTTGCGGTCGTAAGGGCGCTTCCTTCCTTGAAAGCGGTTACGTCTATGCTCCATACGTTCCACTCCAAATGACACCGACAATCTTCGGCACCGAGGACTTCGTACCTCGTAAGGGCGTCATGACACGCTATGCTAAGAAGATGGTCCGTCCAGATATGTACGGATTGGTCGTTATCGAAGATCTCGTCTGATCTTAGCGTAACGTAGTCATCAACAGCCCTCCCACTTATTGTGGGGGGGTTTTGTTGTTTGAGGCACTACTTAGTGTTAGGAGAAATTTTACCCATGGCTCTTCCCGTTCTTACTCCCGCTAGTCAAATGAGCAAATCTATTCTTGCTCCAACCGGAACTTATTCAGAAGTTACCGGTTCACTTCCTTTTGGCATTTATGCAAGCTCATCAGCATTTATCTCTGGTGCTGTTGACCAAGTTGCCTACACTTACAAGAAACTCGGTGGCGATGTCCTCGATATTGAGCTAAAGACAACAAACGTTTATGCCAATTATGAAGAAGCCTGTTTAGAATACAGTTATCTTATAAACCTTCACCAGTCTAAGAATATTCTTTCCGATGTTCTTGGGCAAGCTACAGGTACATTTGACGAAGACGGCGAACTAGTAACCGGGCCTTCAGGCGTTAATCTCAAATATCCAAGAACTATGTTTGAATATGCCCGCCGCGTGGGTGATGGATTCTCATTTGAAGCAGGAATCGGTGGAACAATTCCAATTTATTCTGCTTCATTTAAGGTGAATAATCTTCAACAAGATTATGATCTTCAATCTATCTTATCTCAATCATCAGCCACTGGTATCGATCCTGCTGGTGGTGCTGGCGCTCCATATCAAGGAGTTGTTGGAGATAACAGAGTTATTATCAAAAAAGTCTTTTACAAAACTCCAGGAGCAATGTGGCGATTCTTTGGCTATTATGGCGGATTAAATGTTGTAGGAAACCTAAATCACTACGGACAATACACAGATGACTCAACATTCGAGATAGTTCCAGTGTGGCAAAATAAACTGCAAGCTATGGCTTATGAAGACCACTTGTATACGAGATTGTCTCATTATTCTTTCGAATTGAAAGATAATAAACTTAGATTATTTCCAATGCCACATACATTTAGTGACCAACAATACATGTGGGTCGAGTTCTCTGTTATCCCAAATAGCTGGGACGAGAACCCAGAGTATAATACAGGAACAGAAGGTATCAATAACGTCAACACTATTCCGTTTGACAATATTCCATATGAAAATATTAATGCAATCGGCAAGCAATGGATTCGCAGATTTGCTCTTGCTCTCTCTAAAGAAACACTTGGGCAAATTAGAGGAAAGTTCGCAACAATACCAATTCCAGGCGAGTCTGTAAATTTGAATGCTGATGCGCTTTTGAGCCAAGCAAAGGAAGAGCAAGACTTGCTTAGAAACGAGCTTAAGGAAATCTTGGATCAGTTGACTTACTCAGAGATAGCTAAGTCGGATGCCGAGAAGGTTAATGCAATCGAGGATATACAAAAGAAAATGCCAATGTATATTTATCAAGGTTAAAATAACATATGTCAAGTGAAAAAGAACAATTTGCTGGTTACAGACCATATTATGGAGAAGAAAGAGAAACAGAAGACCCGAATGTCAAAGAAGTTTCTCTTATGCCGTCAACTGTAGAAACGATTGATTTTGCTCTTTATGATTGGTTAAACGAAGAACTTGATATTTTCTGTACTACAAATGAAGGATGGAAAAAAGTCCCTCTTATTTGGTCAATGCCAGAAAGATCTTTTCAAATCAAAGACAATAAAGACCTCAGAAACAGAAAAAATGTTTTCACACTTCCTGTTATTTCAATAGAGAGAAATTCTTTAGTTAAAGATCCAAATATGAAAGGTGTAGCATGGTCTCACTTACCAAGATATCACGATGCAAAAGGCGGCGCAATAGAGGTTGCCAGGTTAATCAACCAAGATAAGACATCAAACTTTGCAAACGCCACAGCAAAAAGAAAGTTTGGACAAATGAACTTTCCCTATAAAAACAAGAAAGTTGTTTATCAAACAGTGTCAATGCCTGTTCCAACTTATGTTGTCGCTAACTATGTTGTGACAATCCAGACAGAGTTCCAGCAACAAATGAATGAAATATTCACCCCATTTATGACAACAACTGGCCAGATCAACAACTTCTTTATTCATCGTGATGGGCATAAGTTTGAAGGTTTTATCCAAAATGATTTTTCACTTGATAACAATTTGGCTAATCTTGACCAAGAAGAAAGAACATTTAAGACAACAATTAATTTAAAGATTCTCGGATATCTTCTTGGATCAGATAAGAACGACAATCAACCAAAACTCACAATTCGCGAGAATGCTGTTGAAATTAAGATTCCAAGAGAGAGGGTTATATACGGAGACATAAGGGAGGACGATTAAGATGTCTAATGATAACAAATGGTCAAGACCAACAAATCCTCCTCCTCCCTTGTTTCTTGGGAAATCGGAAAGAGATCTTGTAAAGCAAGTTAATGATGAACTTATTGAAAGAGTCATCGGACAACAAATACTTTATCTTCCAGTTTCTCGTGAAAGGACAAACTTTCATCCTCTCTATGGTGAAGCGATTCATAAAAGTTTCCTTGGACCAGTAAGAGTTCATGCTCTTGTTGAGTTTGAGGGGATTCAAACAACAACCTCTCATTATGGACTAGACAAGGATTACAAAATCACAGTTAACTTTCATAAAAGAAGACTGGCAGAAGATCAAGACCTTTATGTTCGCGAAGGTGATTATGTTCGATACGGAAACTCTTTTTATGAAATTGTTTCTTTAAACGAAGGTCGTCAACTTTTTGGACAAGTTGATCACCTTTTCCAGATTCAAGCAACATGCATTAAGACTCGCAAAGGTGTTATGTCTCTTGATAATATGGCACAAGATGTTATTGATGCCCTTAATGAGTCGTATCAAGACGGCGGCGGACTAGATTCCGATCCTTCTTCACCTTCAACTCCGTCTTCATCTCCTTCATCTTCACCTTCTTCCTCTCCATCATCTGGTGGATCCGCTGGATCACTTACAGTCCAAGATATCATTTGGACAGTCTACGTATATGAACCCTCAGCCAATATGTCACCAGACACAGCTTTGTCTTCTTTATTTGGCTATACTGGGGATCCTTTAATGGTCCAGACAGCAGCAATATACCAAAACGGTCTAAGGCAAGTTGTTACAGCAAGCCCTCTGACTGGAGATTTCTATATTATCGGTGGCGATATATACAACGTTAGAGAAATTGAAGCTGGAGCAAGATTGTACTTAGAAGTGTTAACAATCATTGAATAAATGAGAAAACAATGGAAGCATACAGAGAAATTTATACATACGAAACCGGTGACTCAACAATCCCCGCTAGGACAAATCTAAACCCTCTTTTGGGATTTGATGGTGAGATTTATGTTCAAGGTGCTCATATGTTTTTGAATGGCGTTAGATCACTTGTTAGTGTTTCTCCTCTCTCTGGAGAGTTCTACATAAATAATGATAAGATTTATAACATTCGAGAAATCGAATCAAACTCCAGATTGATGCTTGAAATTATAAGAATTGTCGGATAAAATTTAAAAATCGATTAAAAAAATATTAAATAGTCTTTTTAAATTTCTAATGCAACTTTTTTATGCTGGGAAACATTTTTCTCTTCTGTTAAGTTGGGGCAGGTATATCTATGGGTGAATGGGTATACCCTGTATTCCTGTTCTGGTTTTTTTGAAAAACTTTGCTTTTCAAAAGGGCTAAAATGTATTATCATTAAGAGGAGAAAATATAATAATGGCTACATTTACATTTTCCAACTATTCTGCCAATTCCTACGTCTTCATTGACTTCGGTAACGGCGATGGTTTCGAAAAGATCTCACCAGTCGCATTTGATGGTGAGCTTGATTCCTATCTCGACGACAACGTAGGTTCTACAGTCGCTGAGATTTACAATGCGTTCTCAGTTGCGAACTATTTGTTCCCTAAGTTTGTTATTGCAACAGACGCTGAGTTTGCTGCTGGTTCTTATGATGTTCTTTATATGGCGAATCTCGTCGATAACACTTCATACGACCTCGATGGCGACATTTCTGCTTTGACAGGTTCCCCATCTGGTCACCCAGCGTTCCACGACTCTGGCACAGATTACGCTGCTAACGCTGTCCGCAAGACTCGCGTCCGTGCTGACAAGCAGCTTGATCTTCAAATCACAGATTCCTCTGGTAACGTCTACGACACAATGGCTGCTGCTGAAGCTGCTGGCGTTGTCGATCCAGGCGAACTTGAAACAGCGCTTCTTGACTTCAAGGCGTTCAAGGTCGGTTGGACAGTCGCTGAATTGTCTGCTGCTAAGGTAGCAAACAAGGATGAGGCAATGGTCAACCTTGGCTACATCAACTCTGTTGAAGATTCTTTGGATTCTGCTATCGACTCTCTCGCGATTGTCGCAGTAGACTTCTCTTCCATCGATGCAAGAGTCTCTGCTGACGAGTCTGACCTCGCAGCACTTGACGCTTCCTTGGCAACAAGAATCTCCACAATTGAGTCCGCAGAGACTGCTGCTATGGCATCTGCTGACTTGAGAATGTCTGCTGAAGAGTCTACACGTCTCGCAGACGACAACTCTCTTGAAACAAGACTTTCTGACGAAGAAGTCAACCGCGCTGCTGCTGTTTCTACCGAAGCATCTCTCCGTGTCGCTGGTGACGGTTCCTTGGAAACAAGAATCTCTTCTGCCGAGTCTACAGAAGTAGCTAACATGGCTTCTGTCGATTTGAGAGTTTCTAACGAAGAAGACGCTCGCTCTGCTGGCGATTCTTCCCTTACAACAAGACTCGCTGCTGAAGAATCTGCACGCGCTTCTGTTGATGCAGTCCTCTCTGCTGACCTTTCTGCTGAAGCTTCTTCCCGCGTTGCTGGTGATGCTTCCTTGGCAGCACAGGTTTCCGTCGAGAAGTCTCGCGTTGACGCTATCCTTAACGCTGCTGATGCAGACAAGGATTCCTTCGCAGAAATCGTTACTTTGATCAACTCTATCGACACAGTTAACGATGATGCCTTGGCAGTCGTCATTTCCAACCTTAACGCAGAAATTTCTGCTACAAACTCTGAAGTTTCCTCCATGGACGTTAGAGTTTCCTCTGAAGAGTCCGCTCGTCTTGCTGGTGACGGTTCTCTTGAGACAGCATATCAAGCAGCAGATTCCTCTCTTGATTCAAGAATCTCCGCTGCTGAGTCCGTAGAAACAGCTAAGACTGCTTCCATGGACACAAGAATGACAGCAGAAGAATCCGCTCGCCTTTCTGGTGACGTTTCTGTCGCTGCCGCATTCTCCAACGCAGACGCTTCTCTTACAACAAGAGTCGCTGCTGAAGAAACAGCACGTCAGTCCGCTGTTACTTCCATGAACGCAAGAGTTTCTGCTGATGAATCCGAGCTTGCTGCTATTGAAGCATCCTTGGAAGCAAGAATCTCTGATGAAGAAGTTGATCACTCTACAGACATCGCTTCTCTTGACGTTCGCGCTGCTGCCGAAGAGTCTGTCCGCCTCGCTGCTGACGGTTCTTTGACAACAAGAATTGGTGCCGAAGAGACAGCCCGCGCTGCTGCGGTTTCCTCTGAAGCTTCTCTCCGCGTTGCTGGTGACGCTTCCGTCGCTACAGCATTCTCTGTTGCTGATGCTTCCTTGACAACAAGACTTGCTGCTGAAGAAGGCGCTCGCGCTGCTGGTGATTCTTCCCTCACAACAAGACTTGCTGCTGAAGAAACAGCACGCGCATCTGTCGACACATTGATCTCCGACGCACTTGACGTTGAAGAGTCTGTCCGTGCTTCTGCTGACACTTCCTTGGATTCCAAGATCGACGCAGAAATCTCCGCACTTCAGTCTGATGTTGAC